GTAAGGTGGACACAAGAGCCACCTGTCAATATGTCGGACCCCTTCACTGTTACCAGTGAAGATACTCACGAGTTGTCTTGCCGGCTGGCAACTCGGAGGCCCGCATGGGCTCGCTTCCAAAGTATTTTTCCCTAGTACCTGACTTGTGCTATGGCCATTCGAGCCAACTACCGGATGTAATCCTGGTTTCTCATCCAGGCCGACCGCGAGGGGGTTCCGGCATCGGGTAGTAGAACGTTTCGTATCGTTCCTATAAGTCATGGGTAGGGGTCATCACTCGGGAGATGACTATCAGTTTAACGACTTAATAAGGTCGTTGCGTTTTAACGTCCTCAAGCCACGACGATCTAGGGTATATCACGGGATCCCTAACCCCGCACACTCTCCCCTCTTCTCATCGGGGTGGTGTGAAGTTTTGTTTACCCAGACGTTACTGGGGCAGTGAATAGCTCAGAAGCAAGCTACCTTATTTGTTCTCTGGTGGGTTTCCAGTTGTCTTGCGGTGGGTTATTCAAGTCCACCTAGACCAGCCTGTCATGAGGTGATTGACCTCTTTCCTGAGCTAAGAGCTCCCGTCTTTGTTTTTGTGTGCCGTTGCTCACAGTGCAATGGCATTTTGGTTTATGCGGCAGCAATGGCGCCGACACAGATGCACATATTTACAATGGTACCGACTGCTTGAAGGAACACAATTGCTATCATACAGACAGCAATGACCTCCAGCCCACCCATCGGCCAGACAAAAGTGATGCGGCGGGATATGACTAGTATCCCCGAGCTTACGTGCCTAAGCACTGCCTGTTTCCCAGGATCCGTCTTTTGCCAGTGGTAGGTGGTGTGAAAGAGTGCAGTCTTTCACCTTCACTGTCCAAGTGAAGCTTTGTATTGCTTAGCAGCGGTGAGACCATACTGATTCCTAACACGAGTGTATTCTTTCAGCTGATCTCGGGTCATTCGCGAGGTGGTAGCCTCGGAAGGGGCGGTGGCATCTGGTGATTTATTTTGTTCAATGAAACGGGAAAGAAAACTAGAATTTCTGTTTTTGGGTTTTCGGTTATAGAGCATAGTAGAAGGCAATTCAGCGGCTTCTCTAAGCCTCTCAGCCACTTGTTTGGGGACGTCATCGTCATAGATGTTTTGGCCATGGTAGGTTCCTATGGGTTCAGGGGATCGTGACCGAGGTCGGGGATACTCCGGAGAGCGTGACCGTGGTCGTGGATACTCTGGGGACATAGACCTAGGGCGTGGAATTTCAGTGCCCAAGCTGTCAATTGGCTTTTTGCTCATTTCTTGCTTGGTTGGTAAAACATCTTCCCTTGCGTCGGGTATTTCAGAGGTGGCGAGATCGTACAAGTCAAATAGACTTGAAAGTTCTTCCTGATTTTGGATATCTCGAAATTTGGGTTCTTCACTAGGACGGGGTTGAACCGTTCGCTCAGAGCTAGTGATATCAGGATAGACTTCTACTCTATCAGGCGAGTAGGCAGGTAGCAAAGTACCCGAACCATGATATAATTCTTGGTGGTTTTCCTTGATGGGGTAGTTTGCATGTCTTGCATTGCGGAGTGCCTCAACATCAGATTCATCACAAGTAATGGCTATTGTTCCAAATTCCATTTTCTTGTTGGTGTAGCCACCGTAGGAGACAACATAGTTGTACTTGTCAGTCTTTTGCGTTTTTGGTGCTAGTAAGTAGAAACTGGGGTTGTCACCAACAGCTTCTACATGGAACGATAAGACTGCGTCTCTTTCTACGATTTGGCCTTTGTCGAACGCACAATCATTGAGTTTTAAGTCTTGATGGCCTGGTCTCCAAGAATTGGTGACGAGGTATTTCGTGATTGTGCATCCTTGGTAATTCCCGACGCCCCAGACATCGTCTGTCGAATTGGAGTAGGCTATCAAACCTATCCAATAACCATCTTGTTCCCCTCCTATGTGATCTACAGATTGCATTCCTTCACATGAAATGTTAACGCTGTAGCTACCTTGGTAAATTGGAATTACAAAGGCAGCTTGGGCGTAAACACTGTTACTGTATTGCCAGTAAGAAGAGAGAAAGACGTCATTTGACTTCTCATTCTCGATCTTTTGGAATGTCTGATCTCCCAGCTTGGACACAGAAATGCTGTCCGATGATTCCCTGGTTTGGATTACCCCAGAAGGTGTTCCGATAAACTCGAAAAATCTCTTGGGGGTTTTAGGCTCAGGGGCTGGGGTTGGTGTGGGGTCTGGTTTTGGCTTTGGGCCGGGTCCTGGTGTTGAGGAGTCTACCTATTTGGGAGTCATGTTTGAAACCCGCAAGGTGATAATGAATTGTCCTGCAGTGTCAGATGTAACACCGTTAGCTTTGAACAATAAATAAAACTGATTTACCGACGTCTCCCTGAACTCTTTGCCAGCGATTTGCTGGGCATTAAACGTTTTGGTTCCTGACTTGGAGAGGGTGAATGAGTTAATGTAGCTACCCAAGGTTGATTGTGTGCACGCGGTGTCGAGTTCAATAAACATAGCGCCGACTGTAGTGGAGGACGCGTGTGACTTAAACTCGATCTTGACATTTGAGATCTTGTAACGGTGGTAGGACTTAAGTATTCCGCTTGAAAGCGCTGGACATTGTGAAAGATCGGGGCCGAATTTGATGACCCCTGAGGAATTGGCTTTAATATCGTTGATTGAGAATACGAATACCTCAGACCTGCCTGCTGGTCCAAGTATAGGATTTGCCCTTCCTCTTCTTGGGCGTCGAGGGGCTCGACGTCTTCGTCCATTTGGATTGGTCCGGACCACAACCACTGGCCGAACTGTTCTATTGCTCCTGGCTCTGACATTCTTGCTTGCTCTTCTACGGCCTACTGAATTCATTCACCACCTCTCTAGTGGTGTCTGAAACTTTATTGTAAATGAAGTAAGTGAGAGCTAATGTACAGGGAATTGCTAAAATGAAACCTATTCCTAAGCCAGTTAGGAAGTGAAAATCTATTGTGTAGCGGGTGGATTTTTCTCTGGGATTGAGAGAAGGATTGATTGCATGTGTGGAGTTGTCACCTTCACTCTTTGGAGCTGAGTACTGATCGTTAGACTGTTGAAGTACCTCTCAACAATTTCTTGTGTCCTTGGATCAACTCCAAATGTTTCCCAGTAACTGAGTCTTGTCCCTAGGGTAATAGGCTCGATTTGGCGGGCACGTCTACCCTGAAGCCTTTCCTCCGTACCATAGGATATGACGTTTTTGATGTACTCCTCAGATACTTTCTTATAACCGCTACTTCGGTACAGGCACTCGTAGAAGCTTTCGAGAATCGGAACGCCAGAATTCAAGACTAGACCACACTGAGCAACGGCCGACATATAGGACTTGACGTCCTCTTGGCCGAGCATACTCAACAAGGTATGGCTGTCTTTTGATATACAATCAGGTCTGCGTACCATTCTATACTTTCCATTTACACAAACAGGTCTCGATTGGCAGAACTCTAGCTTTTCAAGTTCATAAACGGGGTGTTCAGTAACCAGATTGAATCCATACTTGAGAAAGAAGTCGTACATGCCAGCAAATTTGGCTTCGTCTTTCCTTTCGCAAATAATGACACAATCGTCTCCGTTATTACAAAGTTCTGCGTCGACATTTAGTGATTTGAAATAAGCATGCATCATGCCACACATAATGAGCTTATTCCCCATGCTTGTGTTTATATCACCGGACATACGGTGTCCCTTGACTTTAAACCTCAACATCTTGTCATCTACAAACATCAATATATTATTGTTCAGTTGATGTGACAGTGCCGTTTTGAGAAACGGATCATTGAATATATCGTTGTAGATGCTATGTTCCCACATTAGAGCCTGTTCTGATACGTGCTGATCAAAACGACTGGCATCGACTCCGATAGCAACAGGATTAGAAAATTTTCGCCACTTTCTGGCTATGACCTTTCCTTGTTGAAATGAGTCGAAACCTGAGAGTACTGTGGGGGATCCAAACACACAATCAATAGCGTGCATGATCTTCTTTTCGTTAAACTTGAGGTGGGTTCCCAGAATAATATTGTATCGCTTGGTTCTGGGGCATATGAGTCTGGGGGCAATGGGCTTGGTCATCCAATGTTTTTCTTTCTTGAGGAAGGCAGTTACATGAGAATCCTTTTCTTCATATGGTTTCATTTTAAGGGATTCTATTGCCTTAAGATATTGTGACCTTTTTCCGGAAGAGTAACTGAAAGCGAGAAACTCAGGAGAGAAAACCTTACAACACCCCACTTGATTTACAATTTCGTCCGAGAAGTATTTCATTGATTCAGTGAAAATGTCAAGTTCTGGTCTCGGGGGGAGTGTTATTTCATTTCCTTTTCCAACGGTGAAAACTCTCCTTTCAACGGCTACGAGTGCATTATGTAGGCTGGCATTGGGGGCTTGGAAAACTAATCCTAAACTAGTTTGCGATAGGAAATGAATTTTACTAGACTGTTTACGAATACGGGCTCCATCTGTGACCGAGATTTCAGGTAAGCCAAGTTCAGAAAAGGGGCTTTCAAAACCTGTCTCGGAACAGAGCCCATCTAAAAACCCCTAGCGTCAAGAATTTCTATCTGCTCGCGTCTAGAACGAGCAGCAGGGGATTGAACGGTCATTTTGATTGCGATTTCCTCGCTTGTAGGCAGGGGGACCATTATCAAAGCGCACTTGGTAAGGTACGTGCGACTTTCAGCAGACAAGTCATGTTTGGCCGCAAGATTTTCAATGTATTTGGGGATGGTGGCGAATGAGAGTTCGTCGGCAGTTAAACTTGAATTCTTGGCCTTGATGTAGGCCCTAATCCAAGTAGCGGCTTTCTCCCTGTCAACAGGAGTATCTTTGATTCTGCGGACGTCAACTTTAATAGGCATTTCGAAGTATTGCTCCTCGCCATTAACCTCCTTGATAATGGTTTTCTTTAGGCCATTTTCCTCTTGAGTGACTTCTGTAAAGTTATGCAGCTCATCAATATTTTCCACAGCAAAAAGTTGCTGTTTGATCTTGCTTGCTGCTTCCTCATTGTGCTTGAACAGAAGTGTTTGCTCTTTTACATGCTTGAATCGAGCTTTGAGTGAATTGAAAGAATTGATAAAACCTACACCTTTCTCTTTGATGTAGATTTTGGAAGCTTCTCTGGCGGCTTGCAGGTGCTCGGATATTAGTGATTCCACACTATCAGCCGCGGAACCTAGTTCTTTGACGCTTGGTTTATAGTCCTCTGGTACAGGTATGCTCCCAGTAAGACTAGCGTATTTCCCGTACGCCTCGGTTACCCCGATGTCGGAGTGCTGCGCAATCAGTAGCGCCAGCTTTGCTCTCGCGATCTCCAGATCGCCCTCCCTGACTTCGAACTCACCAGCAAGGGGGATCTCGAAATCTTCAATGTCAGACATGTGCCCATAGCACATGTTGACAAAGGCGTCATGGGCCTTGAATTTGCCCTGTAGCTCCCATAGCCACCGTTTCAAAGAGTAATAAATACTCTTTAGGCGGCTGTAGCAGTGGGAGATGAAATCCTTTACGGCTTTGACGCTAGCTCCAATCAGGAGCTCAAAGAACACCATATCTACGATGGAAAGGGGGGGGGGGATGTATAGGTGGGGTGGCAGCGGCGAGTCAGGCGACGCTGTGACCTTTGCAAACGACTTCCCTAAGACAAAAAGGGTGAGCCGTGTCTCTCTAGCACAAGAGAACTTTGGTGAGGGGTCAATCTTCACT